CAGCGCATGCGCCAGATCATGCAGCGCTCGAATCTCTACAACGTGCTGCATTCCGGCTATGGCGATCTTGGGCAATTCGGGCAAATGGCGGCCATTCTCGTTGGGGACGAGGAGGCGTATATCCGCGCCGTCCCGTTTCTCACCGGCCAATACTGGATCGGGCAGAATTATCGGCACCGCGTCGATACGCTCTACCGCCGCTGCTATATGACGGTCGAGCAGGTCGTCGGGCGGTTCGTTTCTAGGCCGGATGGCATGGATTGGTCGGTTGTCTCCAACACGATCAAGAACCTCTATGACCGGGGCCAGTATGACGAGTGGGTGACGATCTATCACGCGATCGAGCCTCGCAAGAACCGTGACGCATCGAAGCTCGACAAGCGCAACAAGCCGTTCCTCTCCAATTATTGGGAGGACGGGCAGACCAGCGACACGATGCTGGAGGAAAGTGGCTTCAACGCCAATCCGATCCTTGCGCCGCGCTGGGAGACGACGGGCGAGGATGTCTATGGCTCGGGTCATCCCGGTGCGATTTCCCTGCCCGGAATCAAGATGCTCCAGGTCGAGCAGCGCGACAAGGGTGAAGCCATCACCAAGATGCACAAGCCGCCGATGGTCGGCCCGACGAGCCTGAAGAACCAGAAGTCGAGCGTCCTTCCAGGCTCGATCACCTACGTCGACAGCACGTCCAACCGTCCAGCCTATCATTCGGCCTTCGATGTCCGGTTCGACGTCTCTGCCGTGATGAACGACATCCAGGAGGTGCAGAACCGCATTGACCGGGTGTGGTATGCGGACCTCTTCATGGCGATCACGCGCATGGAGGGTGTCCAGCCGCGCAACGAGTTCGAGCTAGTCCAGCGCAAGGAAGAGCAGCTTCTCCAGCTCGGGCCGGTGATCGACCGCCAGCAGAATGAGTTGCTGGCGCCGATCGTGGACTATGTGTTTCAGCTTGGTGTCGAGAATGGGCTGTTCCCGGAAGCGCCGGAGGAATTGCAGGGCGAGGATCTGAAGGTCGAATATATCTCCATCCTCGCTCAGGCGCAGAAGGCGGTATCGACGGGCGCGATTGAGCGCGGCGTAGGCTTCGTCGGCAATCTCGCCGGCCTCAAGCCGGATATCCTCGACAAGGTGGATTTCGACCAGTCTGTCGATGAGTATTTCGACATGGTGGGCGCGCCGCCAACGATCATCCGCTCCGATGATGACGTGATCCGCATCCGCAAGGATCGTGAACAGGCTCAGGCAGCGGCGGCGAATGCCGAAATGGCCGCGACCGTGGCGCCTGCCGCCAAGCAGGGCGCTGAGGCGGCGAAGGTGATGGCGGAAACGTCGGAGCTTCCCGGATCGAGCGAGCTTCTTCGGCGCCTTGGCATAGCCGGGTAGGCAATCAGCACAATCAGTTTGAATGCGCGTGGTGACGAGCCGCGCCTTTTCGCATTGGAGAGACGATGGCCGAAGACGAGGTTGAGAGCTTCGATCTCGATGACGCTACGCGCTTCATGTTGTCCACGACGCAGGGGCGCCGGTTCCTGTGGTGGATTCTCGGAGAGTGCGGGCTGTTCCGCGCCTCCTTTAGCGGCAACTCCTCGACGTTCCATGCCGAAGGCGAGCGCAACATCGGTCTGAAGATCGTCGCGCGCCTCGATGCGGTCAACCCGATCGCATTCCCGCAGCTGATGCTGGACATGAAAGCGGACGAGGAAGCCCGCAAGGAAAAGGATCAGGAAAACCATGTTTCCGAACTGGAATGAGCGGATTGCCTATGCACCCGACGATGGCGCTGGAAGTGCTGCGGCTGATGGTGGCGAGGGCGCAGGCGCCGAAGGTGCGGCAGAGGGTGCCGCCGCTGAAGGCCAGGGCGATAACGGCACGCTGCTTTCCGGCGACAAGGCGGGTGCTGGCTCCGAAGGCAAAGACGGTGCCGAAGGCGTAGAGGGTAAGGCCGAAGGCGACGGCGAGGGGGACGGCAAGGATGCCGATCCTTCCCAACAGGTGCCGGAAGACGGCAAGTACGAATTCGAGATGCCGGAAGGCGTCGAACTGGATGCGGCATTGGCTGAGAAAGCCGCGCCGATCCTGAAGGAACAGAACATCACGCGGGCGCAGGCGAATGCGCTTGCAAAGCTCGTGGCCGAGGACCGCAAGGCTCAGTTCGAGAAATGGTCCGAGACGCAGGAAAACTGGGTCAAGCAGGCCAAGACTGACAAGGAATTCGGGGGCGACAAGTTCGACGCCTCGATCAAGGGCGCGCGCAGCGTTCTTGAGAAGTTCGGGACTCCTGAACTCAGGGAGTACCTGACCGCCTCGGGTGGCGGCAATCACCCGGAAATGATCCGCTTCATGGCGCGTGTCGGCAACGCTATCAGTGATGACAAGCCTGTCGGGTCGGAAACCCCTGCCGGATCCAAACAGAAGGATGCGGCGGAAATTCTGTACGGCTCCAGTGAGAGCTAAACCCAAGAAGGTGAATGATAATGGCTACTCTCGGTAGTTCCTATCTCTCGCTGATCGACCTCTACAAGCGTCGTGAAGGCGAAGACCAGCAGATCGCACAGGTTATCGAACTGCTCAAGCAGCAGAACCCGATCCTGGACGATGCAGTCGCGATGGAGTGCAACATGGGCACCATCCATCGCCATACCATCCGCACCGGCCTTCCTTCGGTGTCTTGGGGCATGCTCTACAAAGGCACGCCGCAGTCGAAGAGCCGCACGCAGCAGGTCGATGACACGACGGGCTTCATCGAAGCCATGTCGGCTGTCGACACCCGTCTCCTGAAGCTCTCGCAGAATGAGGGCGCCCTTCGTCTCTCGGAGGCGACGTCCTTCCTGGAGTCGATGAACCAGGAGATGGCGAGCGGCATCTTCTACCACGACACGGCGACCACGCCCGAGAAGTTCAAGGGCCTGTCGGCGCGTTACAACGTCTACGGTTCCGGTGCGAACAACCAGGGCGCGGAGAACCAGGTCATCCACGGCGGCGGTTCTGGATCGGACAACACGTCCATCTGGTTCGTCACCTGGGGCGATCAGTACACCCACCTGCTCTATCCGAAGGGCACGAAGGCGGGCGTCGATCGTCAGGACATGGGCGAGCAGCGCGTCACCGACTCTGACGGCAACCCGTTCTACGTGAAGGAAGAGAAGTTCACGTGGCACATGGGCCTCGCAGTCAAGGACTGGCGCTACAACGCGCGTATCGCGAACATCGACGTGAGCGAGGCGACTGCCGGCAACGTCGCCCTCTACAAGCTGATGACGCAGGCATATTACCGCCTGCAGAACCGGCGTGTCGCGGGTGGCAAGCAGGCCATCTACATGAACCGCACCATGCTGGAAGCCCTCGATCTGATTTCGAGCAAGCAGACGGGCGGTACGGGTGAAAACAGCGCCCTTCGCCTCACCAGGACGGAACTGGAAGGCAAGGAGATCATCTCGTGGCGGGGCATCCCGATCCGCGAGACCGATGCGCTCGTCAACACCGAAGCCCTCGTGCCGGCGGCCGCCTAAGCGAAGACAGCAAAGGAACTAAGACAATGATCTTCAGTAAGGAAGACCTGTTTTCGAACCAGCAGGCGGTTACCGCTTCCGCTGCTTCGACAAACGTCATCGACCTCGGCGCGACGGGCATCCCGTATGGCAATGCGGAAGTCCTGAAGCGTGACATCGGCAAGGGCAACAAGGTTCCCCTTCGCGTCCAGGTGACGGAGGATTTCGCAACCCTCACGTCGCTCACCATCACGGTGCAGACCAGCGATGATGCGGCGTTCGGCTCGGGTGTGATCACTCACGCCACGACCGGCGCTGTCGCCGCTGCCGATCTGGTCGCCGGCTGGTCGTGGGGCCACGATGTGATTCCCTACGCTCAGGCGGCCGGTATGGGCCGCTACATGCGTCTCAACTACACCGTCACCGGCACCGCCGCCACGGCCGGCAAGGTGACGGCCGGCGTCACGATGGGCAACCAGACCAACGTCTAATCGGGTGGGGCTTCGGCCCCATCCTCCTTCCCATGAGGGTACGCCATGCAAATTGATCTTCTTTCCAACGCCAGCGCGACAGGCGCAGCGAGGAATGTCGCCTTCGGCGGTCGCTACCTCATGGCGCTGCTCGGTACGCTCGGCGGCGCAACGATCACCATCGAGATGCTCGGGCCGGATGGCGCGACCTATCTCGCCGTCCCGGACAGTTCGCTGACGGCAGCAGGAACCGCAGTCGTCTACCTGCCCGCCAATGCGACGGTGCGGGGCGTCGTCACTGGCGGCACGACGCCATCAGGCATCTACCTCACGATCTATGGGATTCCGGCATGAGACAGGTACGAGCGACCCGCAAGGGTTATGACGGCAAGGAAATCCGTGAAGAGGGCGACGTCTTCCCGTTCGCCGGAAAGCTTGGCTCGTGGATGGAGGAGGTCGATTCCGACGACGACAAGTCCAAGCGTGGGCCGGGCCGCCCGAAGGCGACGAGCAACGCCTCTTCGCTCAATGAGAAGCCACTCCACAAGGACGCCAAGCCGGAATCCGGCAAGCACGATAGCTGACGGGCGCTTGCGCCCCTCAATGAACTGAGGCAGGGCCATGACTTCGACAGTTGAAATCTGCAATCTGGCCCTGTCTCACATCGGCAAGGGCGTTCCGATCCAGTCCTTGACCGAAGCCTCGGAAGAGGCGCGCCAGTGCAATCTACACTATGCGCAGGCGCGGGACTGGCTGCTTCAGAAATTTCCCTACCAGTTCGCCCGCAAGGTGCAGTCGCTCGCCGGGCAGACCAATGATTGGGGAGAGCGCTGGCAATATCGTTTCGACAGGCCGGTCGATTGCATGAAGATCGTCCGCGTCGTTCCCGAGATCGATGACCCGGATAGTGACCCGATCGAATACGGTATTCGCGGTGGGTCGATCTACAGCAACACCGATCCGACCTATCTGGAATACACCTTCCGGCAGGAAGACCCGTCGAAATTCCCGGCGCACTTCATCGATGCGCTTTCCTGGTCGATCGCGGCGCGGGTTGCCTTCCCGCTGACGCGCGACCGGCAGATCAGGGCGGATGCCGCGCAGATGGCCGCTGATATGCGGACGGTGGCAGAAGCCTCGGACGCCAACAACGAGATGCACCGCTACGACTATCCGGCCGAACATATTGAGGCGCGAGACTAGCCGTGGCAATCATGCGGACGATCCAGCCCTCGTTCACGGCGGGGGAGCTTAGCCCTGCGCTGTGGGCACGCGTTGACCTCGCCAAGTACCAGTCCGGGCTCAAGCAGGCGAAGAACATCTTCATCCACCCGCATGGCGGTGCATCGAACCGCGCCGGCTTCCAGTTTGTGGGCGAGACGCGCGGCTCCGGCATTGCGCGGCAAATCCCCTTCATCTTCGATGCCGATACCAATCAGACCTATAATCTCGTCTTTACCGATCAAAAGATGCGGGTCTATCGCGTCGGCGCTCCGGTTCTGGAGGCAGACAAGACGATCACCGGCATCACGCAGGCCAATCCCGGGGTGGTAACGAGCGCTGCGCACGGCTATGCCAATGGCGATGAAATTGTCATCACCGGCATCGTCGGCATGACGGAACTGAACGGGCGCAACTTCATCGTCCGCGATGTGACGACGGACACCTTCACGCTGGAGGACATGTACGGCGTTGCGGTCGATACGACCGGCTTCGGCGCCTATGTGAGCGACGGCACTGCCAATGCGCTCTATGAGATCGCCACGCCCTATGCTGCGGCTGATCTTGAGCGGCTGGTCTTCGCGCAGGAAAAGGACGTGATGTATATCACGCACGTCGATTACGCGCCGCAGAAGCTCGCCCGCTTTGCTGATGACGATTGGCGCTTGATCACGCCTGACTTCGCGCCGGACATGGCGGCTCCGACCAACCTGAATGGCACGGCCTATTTTGTACGCAGGGAAGGCGCGACAGACCCTATCGGCTACGCGGTGACGGCGGTAGATGGCAGCGGCAATGAGAGCGCGGGCTCGTCGGTCGATGCGGTCCAACTCCAGCGCGAGGTCGAGGACGGCCGCCGCGTCACGATCACATGGAATTCCGTAGCTGATGCCGCGATTTATCGTGTCTACCGCGCCAACGCGCCTAACGAAGGCGGCGTTCTGGCTGAAACGGATCAGACGGAAATCGAGCTTCCGCAGACGCTCTATCTCGGGGACGGGACTGCCGTTCCAACTTCGGGCGATGCCGGCGCTCCTGCCACGCCTACGGGGCTAAACGCGACCGTCGTCTACGGCAAAGAGCTTCGCTATGTGGTTTCAGCCGTCAGCGCGGAAACAGGTGAGGAAAGCCTCCCTTCTGCCGAGAAGTCGCTCCGCAACGCTCTGGAGTTCCAGGGCAACAAGAACACCCTGACATGGGACGCGGTGGCGGACGCCTCGAAATACTACGTCTATCGCTTCGACAATGGGCTGTGGGGCTTCATCGGGGAGACGGAATCCACCATCTTCACCGATGAGAACATCACGCCGGACCTGGCGCAGGGACCGCAAACCGCGAACAATCCCTTCGATGCGGCGGGTAGATACCCGCGTTGCGTGACGTTCTTCGAGCAGCGCCTCGCCTTCGGCGGCTCAACCGACGAGCCATCGGTCATCCGGCT